CCCGACGCTGTCCCCGACGCTGTCCCAGACGCTGGCCCTGACGCTGGCCCTGACGCTGTCCCTGGCGCTGGCCCAGACGCTGTCCCCGACGCTGTCCCCGACGCTGTCCCAGACGCTGGCCCTGACGCTGTCCCTGACGCTGGCCCCGACGCTGGCCCCGACGCTGTCCCCGACATGTCGGGTCAGGATCATGCTCAACGGACTGTCGCACCATACGATCTGCGGCGCAGCAAGCCCGGCTTGCTCATACATGAGCCGGATCGCAGCCTCAGCGCGCGGTCGGTCGGCGGGGGCTGTGCATGTGCCGTGGCCGGTCCACTCTCGCACATAGGCCGGAAACTTGGCGATCTGCGCCTCGGTCAGCTTTTCAATCTTCATCGTGGTAACTCCGTTGATCCTGGTCTTTGCCGTCCAGCCATGCCGCGAGCCACAGAAGGCCCAGCAGCAGGGCGACCGATGTAGCCGCGTCGATCACAGCGCCGATGATTGCGCAGGTCATTCCACAACCCTCGCCGGGTGATGCTCGACGTAGTGCGGGGCATCGTCTGGATACTCTCGGTCCCAATAATCGGCAGAGCGCCATTCAGTGGGATCAAGGGGGTGAACCGTCATTGCGCCATCGGCAGACCGCACCACCCAGAACTCCGGCAGCGTCACGGGCCGGATGATGCCGATGATGTCGACGCTGAACTCAACGCCATCAGTCGTGCGACCGCTTTCCGGCTGCGGGTAAACATCGCCTTCCGGGCCTAGCGTCACCAGTCGCTGACTCGCGACCGCCTCTGGCACCCCGTCCAGGCGTTGAAGGTGTAGCCTTTTCGGACAGTGCCATCGGGATCGATGGTTGCGGTCCACTCGATCGATGTCTCACCCATCAGAGGATGTCTCCGGCGGACTTGGTGATGCGGCGCAAGGCTGCCTTAAGCGAAACCGGCTTGCGGTCGTATCCGCTGTCATGTTCGCTGCAGTTGACAAGGATCCCGTCACCGACCTCTTGGGCTATGATTTCGGTGCGCTGGATCACGTTCTTGAGGGCGCTCTCAAGGCGACTGATCCGATTCAGCGCCAGTTCCATAGCCCCTTTGGCGCCAACCATCCGCTGAACAGCCTCACGTTCGCGGGCGATTTGATCCTCTGTCTTCTCGCTCATTTCAGAACCTCGCTTTCGCGCTGATAAGTTTCGCGGCGGAGGCGGAGAATTTCCGCCAACACCGCCTCGGCGTTTTGGTCGAGCAACGCCTTGGCTGCATGGATCGATGAAAGCTTGGTCCGTAGGTCCATCAGCTTGATGTCTGCGCCATTGGGCAGAACAAGCTTCTTTGCCGACCCGCACGGACAGCGCGCGAGTTTGGCCAGCGTTCCTGCTCGGCCCATTTCCATGGGGAGGTGGGCGACCTCCAGTATGCGGCCGCAGGCCGGACATTTCGCGTATAGGTTAGCCATGGGCCTTCCCCCGCCATTTCCACACCGGCTGGCCAACAGCGCGCTTCCCGCCGCCGAGATCGACGGCCAGCTTGCCGTGCATGTCCGTCTTCGGCATGCCGCTCTGCGGGATGATCGGGCAGGTTGTTGTATCTACCGGCCCCTGAGACAGGGTCAGTCCAGGGCCAGATACAGTGATGATCGGGGGGTGCATCAGATCAGCCCTCTGTCCTGGGCCAGCCATTCGGGAACGGACAGCGTGTAGACCCCCTTCTTCTCAGAAGGCGTCAGTTCGACCTGGGCCAGAGGCAACCAGGTCGCATCTTTCTTGTCGCTGTCGGTGACCAGCGCCGCCCGTTCGGTTTTCGCGATCACATAGACCTCGAGTTCGACCAGATGATCATTCCGCATTGGTGACCTCCGGCCGATCCACTTGCACCGAGGCGCGGACGCAAACGACATCGAAGGTCTTGCCCGGCTGTTGTTCAGCCAACTTCTCCGCTTCCGCATAGGCGGCGGCGAAGGTGGCATGCTCGAACGGCCATTGGGACATCCTGATCCGGTTAGTCCCATCGCCGCGGCGAAACACGAAGTAGCCGCCCCCGATGGTCTCGTTCACACGCGGCTTGCGTGGATCCCGAAGCCAGCCCTTCCTCACCTTCTTCTCTGTCATCGCTTACCCCTATGAATTGATGGCCCCCGGCGGCACACCGACAACCGCCGGGGGGAGACGCGCGCGGGAGTTCGCGCGAATTTCAAACCCGCATGGGCATGACGACTTGAGTCAGTCTCGGATCCTCGGTGAGGACGCGCAGCGGATCGCCGGGCTTGTCGCCTTCCAACCGGATGGTCTTGGCTCGACGGGTGAAGTCGCGGAGATACTTGATGTTGACCCCAAAGGCGGGACCGCGCCCTTGGACCGGCATCCTGACGGTGATCTGATCAGGACGACTGATCTCCATGTAGCTTTCATCAGGATAGACCTTGAGGCATGTCGTTCTGTTCCCTTCGAATGACCCGGGGAACCGCCGCAGCGCCGCATCGGAGATTGTGACCGCGATCGCGTCGGACTCCGGCGGCATCACCCTGCGGTAATCTGGATAGGTGCCGTCGATGGTCTTCGCCAGAATGCGCCAGTCCTCGGTTTCGATCTGGATGGCCGCTACCCTTGGAATGCCTGGCAATTCACCGGATACGGCCGCCTCCAATACACTTTGTGCAGGCTTCTCCAGGACCACGCGCGGGGTGATCCTGACGGGCAGGTTTCCGCTGGCACTCAAAATGCTGAACAGGAAATGGCAGGTCTTGCGCGGAACAATCGCGCCGCCAAAATCGATTGCCTCATCGGTATCATAGACGGCGAGGCGACGGCCGTCTGTGGCGACCAATCGAAGGGCCTTTGTTTCTGGATGCGGCGCAAAATAGATGCCGTTGAGGTGGTAGCGGGTTTCTTCCGTCGAGATACAGACCAGAACAGGGCCCATCGCTTTGTGCAGTGCCGCCTCGGCAATGGTGATCGACTTCTCCGCATCAAACCCATCGGCCACCATCGTCGGGAAATCCTCGGGCGGTATCAAACCACGGAACACGGCGGTCAAATCGTCGGCCTTGATCGTGATCAGATCCTTGGCCGCCGATATCTCAACCCGTCCTTCCGCATACCGGAGGATGGATGCGATCAATCTGGGGGAGACGGTAAACGAAAGCGGGGGGCAGTTTACCTCGGCGTCGCACCAGGTTGTCACCTCCATATCGAGGTCAGTGGCGCGACACATCATTTTGCCGTTGGCCAACTCGATTTTGATGGTGCCGAGGACCGGGATCGTGTTCCGGCGCTCCACTACCGGAGCGACGAAGTTGACCACCTTCCTGAAATCACTGGCGGTGACAAACACATTGGCGGCGTGATGCTGCATCAGTTTTCTCCCATAAGTGCGTTGATGACCTGTTCGGCAAAGCTGTCGTCGGTATCGAACCGCTGATGGAAGGCCGACATAATCGCTTCCTCTCGGGCGAACTGGCTGGCCTTGTAGATGGCCGACCAGCTGCGCTTGCTCGCCAGGTGGGCGGGCATGTGATGCATCGGCCTGGACTTGGCGAGGCGGTGAGACTCCATCACATTGCGGATGCGCCAGCGCGCATAACCGCCACCGACAGGCGTCGCCGCTTCAACGCAGTCGTCGCGACTGGCGGTGAGTTGATCGACGCCGATTGCTGCTGCGGCGGCCTTGACGGTGACCCCGGCACCGGTGGCGCCAACTGTTGCACCGCCCAGCAAAAGCTTGATGAGGTGGCGACGGTCCATCACGGATTCTCCATTGGAATGTGTGACCAGGTGCGGCCTCTGACGATGTCCAAGATCGCGGACCTGCAAAGACCGTAGTGTTCTTCAAGTTCGGTGACGCGCCGCCCGCTGCCGGGCTTCTTGATCGCCCGGTATTGCCGCCTGATCCAGATGACGTCTGCTTCCGTCACCTTGGAGCGGCCATTGCCCTCACCTACCGGACCGTTGCCGTGAGCCTTCCTGTCGCCTTGGTTCTCGGTTGGGGTTGCCCACCGAAGATTGTCAAAGCGGCAGTTCAATCGCGATCCGTCGTTGTGCGCGACCTCATGGTCTGATGTTGGCTGCGGGCCCAGAAAGGCTGTTGCGACTAGGCGGTGCGCCGTGATGTGCGCTCTCAGCCCGTTGGCATCGCGCATGGCGTATTCGGGATAGCCGTCCGAATTGATATGGCCTTTGAGGCGTGTGCCGGTGCTGATCCGGCGAACGTCGCCGCACTCGGACACCTCGTAGTGAGGGAAGCCCGGCGCGACGCGCCATTTCATTGCGGCAATCACGTTCATAACCCAAGCGCCGCCTTATACATCTCCAGCAAGGCTTCTTCTTCCGCGATGTCGTCTGGCCTGCGTTTTCGGAGTGCGATCAGCTTTTTGATGGTCGGAACCGAGTAGCCACGGCCCTTGGCCTCGGCGAACAACTCCTTTTCCTGTTCGGCGATGTCCTTCTTTTCAGCGGCAAGCTGTTCGGCGCGCTCGATGAACTGGCGGAGTTCATCGGCGGTGACATTGTAGCTGTCGGTTGCGTCGCCCATGTCAGCGCCCCCTGATCGCATGGGATCGGGCGCGTTGCCGCGACACGATTCCCGGTTCCGCCTTGGCCAGGCGCTTGGCGGTCGCCTTGCGGGCGGCGGCGAGGCGCGCGGCGGCCCGCTTCACTCCGGCGCTGACCGGCGTGGGCGCGCGATGCGGGTTCTCACCGTTGGCCAGATCGAAGATGTTGAGGGCCTGGAAGTAGTAGCCGGTCTCCATCGCGTAGTTCGCCTTCTCCGCCTGTCTCAGGCGCTTTTTCTTGCCCACAGCAGCCTCCTATCTGTGTTTGCCCCGGGCCTACCCCGGGGCGATGTCAGGTGTTTTCCGTGCGCCAGGCGGCGATAGCCGCTTCCAGATGCTTGAAAGCCTCGGGATCCTCGCGCTGGATCTGCTCGATGGATTCGCCGTAGACGGCGTAGAGGACATCCTCGCCCTCGGCCGCCAATTCCCGCATCAGCATCTTGATGGTGCCTTCGAACCTGGTGCTGGCCGAGTTCTTCGGCTCCGACTTGGTCTGGCCGGTGTCATCGCTCTTGGTCGCGGCCTCGGCGGCGGTATCGACCACATCACCTCCCCCGCTGTCGCCGCGCTCCTGATCGATCTGGCGGGTGCTGGTGATCTCGCCGGTGTCGGAGTCGTAGGTTTCGACCGTCTCAACATCGCCCTCGATGGTGACGCCTACGGTTGGATCCATGGCGAACGCCCGGTAGTCGGCGGCGCGTTCGTCAATCGCTATGGCGTCGGCGAACTCGACGGAGAGCGGCAGATACTTGGCCAGTGCGCGGATCGCGGTCTTCTTCGCCATCGCGTCTTCATGGGCCGACCAGGGCGCATCCTTGGTTTTGCCGGCCTCGACCGCCGCCTTCCAGTTCTGAGACCCATCGCGGATCTTCATCACTGCCTTCCACGGCATCACCACATAGGCGTGGCCGCCATCCTTGAACTTGGCGATGGCGTAAGCATGCAGCTTGTCGCCGTCCTGCGGGCCGGGACGATGGCGAAGAGTGGCTTCGGTGCCTTCCTCGTATTCCCAGAGTTCGTCGTCGGAGTAGTGGATGTTGGCGTGGATGGAGGTGATATGGCCGGACCTGCGGGCCAGATCGATCAGCCCTTTGTAGCCAATCACGACCTGCGCCTCCGTCACCTTCACCCAATTTTCCCGACCGGTTTTCTCGTCCTTCACCTTCTTCTTGCGGTCGAACGGGATCAGGTAGGCGTGGCCGAGCACGGTATTCGGCTCCAGACCCAGGGCAGCACATTGCATCAGGGCGCCAAGGAAGCTGATGGGCTCGCATTGCTGCAACTTCGGGGTGGTGCGGATGGCGTTGGCGACCACCCGCATCATCCGCTCCGCATTCATGTGGTTGGCGGCCACCTTCTGCAGCTGGACCCTGGCGTTGTTGTTGATCAGCAATTCCTTGACCGAAGGAACCCGGCGCAGGGGTGCGTTTGCGATCTCGGCCAACGCGGTTTTTGCGGACTCGCTCATGCCACCACCTCTTCACGGATGGTGGTGGTTCCCGGGATATCGATGCCATCCCAGGACGCCGCTCGGACGTGGGCGTTGGCGAGGCGTTGGAAGACATCCCTGACCTCCGGCGCATCCTTGAAAAAGGCGAAGACCAGGCTGAGATTGTCCAGCCGCACCGTCTTCACCTCGCGCAGCGCCATGGTGCGCCCGCCGCCGGTGGCGGATTTGACACCGGCCTGCACCGGTTTCGCCGCCGCCTTCGCCGCCTTTTCAGCATCCGCAGCAGCCTTTTCGGCGTCCACGAGCCAGGAGACATCGTTGTTGGCGGCGGCACGGGCGGCGGCCGCCTCGGCTTCCTCGCGCCTGCGATTGGCTTCCGCCAGTTCAGCCGCCTTGCGTTCCTCCTCCTCCTTCTTCTTGCGGCGAAGGAAGGCTTCTTGCAGGGGCTTGGCGAAGGCGATGCTGCGATCCAGCTTGTCCAGAAGGGAGGTGAACGCCGACTGGACCGCCTTCGCCGCTTCATCATGGGGCTTCTTCGCCGCCACCCTTGCGTCGTCCACCATCTTCTTGACCTTGCGGGCGCCGCTGACGAAGTCGGTCAGCTTTTCCGCCTGCACCTCGGTGGTCAACTCCTTGAGATCGGCCCATTCGCCGGCGGCGTCGCAGAAATCTTCGACCACCTTCCTGCAGCGATCATGGACCTCAACATCGTAGGGTGGCGGGTTGTTGTCGCCCATCGGCGGCGGGGGCGGGGCGGCATCCGTTGCGGCGGGCGGCCGCGCCGGGGAGTCGAACAGGTCGTTCATGTCAGGGCCTCATCGGTGTGGTTAGGTCGAACTTGACTTTGGTTGCCGCCATCGCGGGGATCTGATGGTGCAATTCCAGGAGCGCCTGGAATTCGGCGCGGCTGATGGGGGTGAGGTAGGACCAGAGCCTTGCGGCATCTGCTCGATCCGAGGTGGTGGCGATGATGGCGACCAGTCGTTCAGGTGCCAGCAACTCGCCGGTGTGATGGTCGATCTCGCGTTCCACACGGATCTCGACCGGGACATAGGGTCCGTTCTTAACCTTCTGCATGCGATACCACCCGCATTCGGGGATCCCATCGTGTATGGGCACAGACCCGGGCGATGAGGTCGCGGCGCGATGCCAGGCGTATAGCTGTGCCGCCGGAGAGGGTTGACGGATCATCTGCGCTGCTCCGCCCGCAACACAGCGGCGTGAGCATAGGCGCGCAGACCCCTGATCCCCTCGACGGCGCGATAGTCGATGGCGCGCATCGCGTGGTAGTCGCCGAGGATGGTGTCACACGCCTGCTCGATCTTGGCCCAATCCGGCGGGGATCGATCAATCGGCCCATAGGCGAAGGGGGGGCGCTCATTTTGCATTGGCGACCACATCCCGCATGATCAGCCTATATGCGGCCTGGATGACCTCCAGATCGCCAGGCAACAGACCGGCACGATGCACGATCATGTGCAGGTTGTTGGCGATGCCGGTGGGCGAATAGATCGGATCCGGTGCGGCCTTCTGCTTGGAATTGAAGACCGCACAGATCTCCGCCGCCATCGGGGTGTGCAGCATCAACACGCTGCCGCCCTTGGTGGTCGCCCGGATCAGGTCGTGATTAAGGCCCCGAACCGTTCGCGGCTCCATCGCCACGACCGAAAATTGAAGCACGTCCATGCCTCTGTCTCCGAAGTTGGATCAGAACAGTTGCTGGATGCTGACCAGCGCCACCGCCCAGACGTGGGGAGCCACGATCATCGAGGCGGCAAGAGCAAACAGCCCGCCGATCACCAGGGACTTGACGCGAAGTCTGCGCAGATGTGCGCGGTCTTCTGGTGTTGCGACCAAATGGATGCGAGGCGGCTGAATCGGCTTGTGCTGCATGTCGTTTCTCCCGTAGACATCGCAGCTATAGATTAGATTATTGTCTAACGTCAAGACCACAATTAGAACATAATCTAATCACGGTTCGGTTGCAGCTTTCTGGCTGGGAATCGTTTAGGTTGCAGAGGTGACGAATGGGAAGAGGCGAAGCTGCCGAGTTCGAGGCGCTGCTTGCGGAGTTGATGGCAACTGGTGATGGGGCGGTCTACGCCCTGATCATTGATCTTTCTGCCAGCCGCGAACCAGGGCGCGAACCGACTCTAGCAGAGCTGACCGCTTTTCTTCGGGCACATCGAAATAGAGCGCACGAAGGGCGTCGGCTTCCGCCGATTCGTCTACTCTGATGCCAAGCGCCCGGGCGATCTTGGTTGCGTTCTCGGTGGAGGTGCTGGAGGTCGTGCCTTTCAGCCATTTGTCGATGGTGTGATAGCCCACGCCTGAGTGACGAGCGAGGTCGGCCTTGCTCCACCCTTTGGCCGCCAACTCCGCCGCCACCCGCTCGCGAAAACCCTGGTTTCCCATGGCCGCAACGTAGGTAAACCGGCACTCAAAATCTATTTGCGTATCCTCTAACCGCATCCCTTGACCAATCTTAGACAATAATCTAATTCCACAGCATGGAACACATGAATGCCGACCGCCTTATCGAGCGCATCAAGCAAGCTTCGGCCCTAACCGGCATGACGCCGGCGACCCTATGTCAGTATGGAATCCGCAACTCCCGCTTCTTCCAGAACCTGCTGGACGGGAAGGATTTCCAACATGGAACCGCGACCAGGCTGCTCAAGTATCTGGACGGTCTGTCTTCTGCGGACATCGACAACTCTGCCGGTGAATCTGCCGCCGGTCAACCTGACCAAAAGTCTCAGAAATCACCGGAACAATCTGTTTCCACATCGGAAACCGGGGTCAGACCGTGACCGCGATTTCCGCCCCTCCGCCCCGTCCCATATGCGGTGCGGGTCTGCCGTCACCCCCGATCGGGTTAACCCCCTATGCCGACAGCAGTCGGGGGTGGCGGCAGCTTCTCAAACCCCAACCCAAGGTCAGATCATGCACCCTCATGCAGAAGTGACGAAGAAGCAGACCCCCCCAACCATCAAGCGCGCCGCCAACGCCTTTGCGATCTGGAGGGTCGGAAAGCCGAAGGGATGGAACATCAGTGCGGTGGAAGTGGCCAAACGGGTCGGTATCGATCCCGCCACCGTTCGCCAGATCGCCGCGGAGAGAAAGTGGCCCATCGGTGGCAAAAATCGGAACAGCGCCAATCATGCCGATCAGATTGTCGCGCTCGACCACATGATCGCATCGCCCGACCTGGCCATGCAGTCGTTGACCGACTACGGCGCCTGATGCGCGATGCCGGGGGCAAAGAGCGGCGCAAGGGGCGATAGGCCGCCGTCCGTCAAGGAGACCTATGAGCAATCCAGCCTGGTCACCTGGTTCTTTCATCAGCACCGCAATCTTCTGGTCTTCTCCATCCCGAACGGCGCCCACCTCTCCGGCACACCGGCGCAGCGCGCCGCCCAGATGGCGCGCTTGAAGGCAGAGGGGCTGCGGCCCGGTGTCCCCGACCTGTTCGTGCCGAAGTGGCGCCTGTTCATCGAAATGAAGCGCGCGAGGGGCGGGCGCCTCTCTGCGGAACAGAGGCAGATTCACGCCGATCTGATCGCAGACGGCTACACCGTGATCATCGCCAAAGGCTTCGATGATGCGGTCGCCCAGATCAAGGCGTTTCGGGGGGCAACCGCATGATGCGCGAAGAAGTGATAGGCTGCTGCAGGTTGATCCTTGCGGACTGCCGTGAGGTTATGCCGGGTCTATCCGCTGATGTGATCATCACTGATCCGGTTTGGCCTAACTGCCCGCCGGATACCATCCAAGGCAGCGATGATCCAGACGGGCTGTGGTTACAGACCTGCGCCGTTCTACCCCAAGCGTCTCGCTTGGTGGTGGTTATGAGATCGGACAGCGATCCGAGGTTCCTGCGCCATGTGCCAGCCCGGTTCGAGTTCTTTCGTTCGATCCAACTCACCTATGCGATGCCTGGATACATCGGAAGGAAGCTTGGTGGTGATGAGACCGCCTATTGGTTCGGCTCGCCAATCAAGAGCGCGAAAGGGCGTCGTGTCATCCCGGGTCGCGGACCTGTGGCCCAACCCAAGCAGCGCGAAAAGAACGGACACCCCATGTCGAGGGCGCAAGTTCACTTCGACTATCTGGCGCTGTGGGCCAATCTCCTCGACCAGCATCCCAATCTCTTCGTCTTCGGCTTCACCGCCTGGGCTCCTGATACGGTTTTGGGGGCAGGGGTGGCGCGGATAAGGGCGGTCTATCCCGACCGTTTTGCGATCCGCCACAGCGGGCGCACCGGAAGCTGGGGCTCGTTCACCATCGACTTTCCGACCGACCGCAACCGCATCGGTGATGCCGTGGTATGCCCCGAACAGCGTGACGCGATGAGCGGG